ACGGTATACATTCTCCATGCTTACATTTTTAGGATCAGAAGCCCATTGTTGGAACTCCTGCAAATTCTGATCATCTATTTGGAATTTGGTTTTGACTTGGTTCATGGCTTGGCTTACAGCTTGTTGCTGCGCCATAGCTTGCTGCTGGGCTGTTAGCTGCTGCTGAAACGATTGAATCTGTTCAGAAGCGATAATCCGCGCTTTTTGCTCAGCCAATTGCTCGTTATAAGAAAGCAAATCTTCATTATACTTTCTGAAAGCTTCTTGATCATAGGGATCGTCAGGAAGCTTTGGACGCTCTAAAGCAGGCTCTTCATACTCGTTTTCATATTGAGGCCCATTTTGCAAATAATCACTTATCGTTTCATATAAATGACTATCGTTTTCAACTAATCTGCCTAATTGCTCATAATCACGCAGACGCTGATTTTCTGCTTGAAGCTCTTGAAGCTGTCGCTCCCAATCTTCACTGTTTGAGGCTGAACTGCCAATAGGAGAATTTACTTCTGATCCATTGCCATAGTTAGGTAAGCCTGTCGGTTGATTTTGGCCACTATTCGTTGATACGTTTTGGCCTTCAATACCTGTTGAGCTGCCGCGTTGTGAATCGGGCAATCCGGAAGAAATCGAGGTTGCATAACTGTTGGCATCATCGGTTGAACCGACAATTTCTCCATCTGCAAACATAGACGCATGTGTTGGGCCAGTGGGCT